ATTGGAGACAAGACAATTTGTCATAGAAATTTTGATGGAAAATTGTATCCGCCAAAAGTTCGTTATACGGTTGATGTAAGACCATTTTTAAAAGACGCTCTAAGAGATATGACTGACATTTTTTCAGCAGAAAAATTAAGTTACAAATATTTGAACTTTGAGTTGAACAACTAACTATTTAATTAAACAAGGGAGCGAACAACAACATATGAATAAGAATTTTGATTACTTAGGGAACACATTTCAGATACAACTTTTAAACCAACTTATTGTAGATAAAGAATTTTCAACATCAATTATGGATGTGATTGAAAGCACTTATTTTGATAATAAGTACTTTAAAATTATCTTACAAATGATTAAGGAGTATCACACGAAATATGAGTCAACCCCTAACTTTGAAACTCTTGACCAAATCGTTAAATCTGAAATTTCACAAGAACTTGTTGCTAAAATAGTTATTGATACTATTAAACAAGTTAAAGAGGCTCCATTTGAAGGAAGCACGTTTGTGCAGGAAAAAGCATTGAAATTCTGTAAACAACAAGAGTTACAGAAGGCAATGGACAGAGCACAAAAGATTATTAACGAAGGTGATTTTGAATCGTATGACAAAGTTGAAGGACTTGTTAGAGAAGCCTTACAAGTTGGAGAAAGAGACACGGGTATCACCGATATCTTCTCCAACCTTGATACGGTTTTAGATGACGATTTTAGACACCCAATCCCGATGGGAATACCAGGGATTGATAAACTACTTAAGGGTGGACTGGCAAAGGGTGAGATAGGGGTTATATTGGCTCCAACAGGGGTTGGTAAGACGACAATCTTAACAAAGATTGCAAACACAGCGTTTAATCTTGGATACAATGTTATTCAAATATTTTTTGAAGACAATCCGAAGATTGTTCAACGTAAACACTTTACACTTTGGACAGGTATTGAACCAGATAATCTTGTTCAACACAAAGAAGAAGTGATTAGTAAGATTAACGAAATTCACGAAACAATGAAGAACGAGTTAATCTTGAAAAAACTTCCTTCAGATTCTATGACTATGATGCAGATTAAAAATCAACTTAGAAAATTGATTGCTGATGGTACAAAACTTGATTTAGTTCTTTTGGACTATATTGATTGTGTTGTTCCTGAAAGTTCAAGTAAAGATGAATGGAAAGCTGAAGGTTCAGTTATGAGACATTTTGAGGCGATGTGTCATGAATTAAATTTGGTTGGTTGGACTGCAACACAAGGTAATAGGTCATCAATTTCTGCGGAAGTTGTTACCACAGACCAAATGGGTGGGTCAATTAAGAAAGCACAAGTTGGTCACGTTATCATATCCGTGGCAAAAACACTACAACAAAAAGAAATGAATCTTGCAACAATTGCAATCACAAAATCACGTATCGGTAAGGATGGGGTTGTATTTGAAAATTGTAAGTTTAATAATGAATTACTTGAAATAGATACAGAATCATCTGTAACATTCTTAGGGTTTGGGGAACAACAAGAAGAAAGAAAACGAGATAGAGTAAAAGAATTGTTAGAAAAAAGAAAACAAAGAGAAAATCCTCAAAATAACATAATTTAATAAAAATAAACAAAAGAATAGAAATATGGACGCATCACAAAAGATATTGTCAGAATTAACTGTCTACATGAAGTACTCAAAATTTGTACCTGAATTGAATAGACGTGAAACGTGGGATGAATTAGTTACCCGTAATATGGAAATGCATATTAAAACCTATCCATCATTAAAAGATGAGATTAAAGAAGTGTACAAATTTGTATATGATAAAAAAGTATTACCCTCAATGAGGTCATTACAGTTCGGTGGAAAACCAATTGAAATTTCTCCAAATAGAATTTACAATTGTGCTTACTTACCAATAGACCATTTAGACGCTTTTTCTGAGTCAATGTTTTTATTATTAGGTGGTACTGGTGTTGGGTATTCAGTTCAAAAACATCACGTTGAAAAATTACCTGAGATTAGAAAACCAAATCCAAATAGGTCTAGAAGATTCTTAATTGGTGATTCTATTGAAGGATGGGCTGACGCTATTAAAGTATTATTCAAATCATACTTTGGAGAACAATTATCATCGCCTGATTTTGATTTTTCTGATATTAGGGCAAAAGGTGCTCAATTAGTAACCTCAGGTGGTAAAGCACCAGGACCTCAACCATTAAAAGATTGTCTTCATAAATTAGAAAGTATGTTAAGTGCAAAAGAAGATGGTGAAAAATTAACTCCGATTGAAGTTCACGATATGGTTTGTCATATTGCTGACGCAGTTCTTGCTGGTGGTATCCGTAGAGCGGCACTTATTTCTTTATTCTCGGCTGATGACCACGAAATGATTGCGTGTAAATCAGGTTCTTGGTGGGAAACCAACCCACAACGTGGTAGAGCTAATAACTCTGCAGCTTTAGTTAGACACAAAATTACAAAAGAATTCTTCTTAGAATTATGGAAACGTGTTGAGGCTTCAGGAGCAGGTGAACCTGGTATCTACTTTACAAACGATAAAGATTGGGGTACTAACCCTTGTTGTGAAATCGCATTGAGACCAAACCAATTCTGTAATTTATGTGAAGTAAATGTTTCAGATATTGAATCTCAAGAAGATTTAAATGCTCGTGTTAAAGCGGCAGCATTCATTGGAACATTACAAGCGGGATATACAAACTTCCATTATCTTCGTGATATTTGGAAAAGAACAACTGAAAAAGATGCGTTAATTGGTGTGTCTATGACAGGTATTGGTTCTGGTGTTGTATTAGGTTATAATATGAAAGAGGCTGCAAAAATTGTTAAAGAAGAAAACACAAGAGTTGCTGAATTAATTGGTATTAATAAATCTGCTCGTATGACAACAGTTAAACCTGCAGGAACAACATCATTAACTTTAGGTACGTCATCAGGTATTCACGCTTGGCATAATGATTATTATATCCGTAGAATCCGTGTAGGTAAGAATGAATCAATCTATACTTATTTATTGGAAAATCACCCTGAGTTAGTTGAAGATGAATTTTTCCGTCCACACGATACTGCAGTTATTTCAGTTCCACAAAAAGCACCTGAAGGTTCAATATTAAGAACTGAAAGTCCATTTCAACTATTAGAAAGGGTTAAGAAAATTACACAAGAATGGATTAAACCTGGTCACAGAAGTGGTTCAAATAGTCATAATGTATCGGCAACTATTAGTTTGAAACCTGAAGATTGGGAATTGGCTGGTGAGTGGATGTGGGATAATAGAGATTTTTATAACGGTTTATCTGTACTTCCGTACGATAATGGAAGTTACATTCAAGCTCCTTTTACCGATTGTACTAAAGAAGAATATGAAAAATTATTTTCAAAACTTCACTCAATTGATTTATCAAAGGTTATTGAACATAGTGATGAAACTGATTTGAGTGGTGAGTTGGCTTGTGCTGGTGGAGCTTGCGAGATTAGATAATAAACTCAATCAAAAATAAAAAAAAGGAATATGTATTTTTTACATATTCCTTTTTTATTTATATAATACTATGATAAGAAATTCTGAAGATTGGATATTCCAAGAACACATAAAAAAAATGATTAAATCTAAAGATAACCCAACTGACTTTTATTGGGAAGATGGAAAAATGATAATGACAGAACATCACCATGCGAAACGAGGTAGTTGTTGTGGAAATCAATGTAGACATTGTGCGTATGAACCCAAATATGAAAAAGGGTGCACTACACTAAAAAAAGAATAACACTATATTTATTAACAATGGCTAATGGTACGACATATGGATTAAATTTTCCTTTTAGAGATTCTAGAAGAGGGGATTACTTAGAGTTAACCGAACTTCAAGCACAGGAAATTAAGGCTGACTTAATACATTTGCTTTTAACTAGGAAGGGCTCAAGATATTTTTTACCACAATTTGGTACAAGATTATATGAATTTCTTTTTGAACCATTTGATGGTTTAACATTTAATGCTATTGAATCTGATATTAGGGACGCTATTGAAAATTTTATGCCGAACTTATTAGTTAATAGTTTGAGTATAACACCAGCAGACCCACAAGAAGAGGTTGACATAGCGACAGGACAGAATTCGTTAGGAACAAGTGAATCATCAGTTTATAGATTTCCTGGTAAGGGAACATCAGAATATACTGCAAAAATAAGATTAGATTATTCTACAAATGGTACAACTTTTGCTCAGAGTGATTTTGTAATTATCAATATTTAATAGAAATGGCAAATAATAAAATATCGTATACCGTAAGGGATTTTCAGGGAATAAGAACTGAATTATTAAATTATGTAAGGACTTACTATCCTGAGTTAATTCAGGATTTTAATGACGCATCAGTATTCTCTGTGTTTCTTGATTTAAACGCTGCGGTTGCGGATAATTTAAATTATAATATTGACAGAAGTATACAGGAAACCGTATTACAATATGCACAACAAAGGTCATCAATTTATAACATTGCAAGAACTTATGGGTTAAAATTACCAGGACAAAGACCATCGGTTTCGTTGGTTGATTTTTCAATCACGGTTCCTGCGTTTGGTGATAAGGAAGATGAAAGATATCTTGGAACATTACAAAGAGGTTCACAAGTGGTTGGTGCGGGTATTGTTTTTGAAAATGTTTATGATATTGATTTTGCTTCACCATACAACGCTCAAGGTTTCCCAAATAGATTAAAGATTCCAAACTTTAATGCTAACAATGTTCTAATCAATTATACAATTACAAAAAGAGAAGTTGTTGTTAATGGTATTACAAAGGTATTCAAAAGAGTTATTGGTGCAAATGATGTTAAGCCATTCTTTGAATTATTTTTACCTGAAAAGAATGTGTTAGGTATTACAAGTGTGTTATTAAAAAATGGTACAGAATATACCAATACTCCAACAACTGCAGAGTTTTTAGGATTAGATAATAGATGGTATGAAGTTGATGCTTTAGCCGAAGATAGGGTTTTTATTGAAGACCCAACAAAAGTTTCAGACCAACCTGGTATTAAAGTTGGTAAGTATATTCAAACACAAAGTAGATTCATTACTGAATATACACCTGAAGGATTTAAGAAGATGACATTTGGTGGTGGTACAAATACTGCCCAAGACCAATTGAATCAATTTACCACATTAGGAACAACTTTAGAATTACAAAAATATTCAAATAACTTTTCATTAGGGTCAACCTTAACACCAAATTCAACATTATTTATTCAGTATAGAGTTGGTGGTGGTTTGGCGACAAATTTAGGTACAAATGTAATCAACCAAATTGGTACTGTTTCATTTTATGTTAATGGGCCATCTGAAACAACTAACTCATCAGTAGTTAATTCTTTAAGATGTGTTAATACAGTTGCCGCTGTTGGTGGGGCAGGAATTCCTTCGTTAGAAGAAATTAGAAATTATGTGTCATTTAATTTTGCTGCACAAAAAAGAGCAGTAACAGTTCAAGATTATGAATCTTTAATAAGAAATATGCCAGCTGAATTTGGAGCACCAGCTAAAGTTTCAATCACAGAAAACGATAATAAAATATTAATTCAAATATTATCTTACGATACATCGGGTAAGTTAACCAATCTTGTTTCAAATACTTTAAGACAAAATATTGCAAATTATTTATCTAACTATAGGATGATGAATGATTATATTTCAATATTCACAGCTGAAGTTATTGATTTGAGTATGGATGTATCTATTGTGTTAGATTCTGCTCAAAATTCAGGACAGGTTATTTCAAGTGTTATTGATAAAATATCTACATACTTAAATCCACAAATAAGACAATTAGGACAAAACATATATCTTTCAGAGATTAGAAGTTTAATCCAAAACACAAATGGTGTGTTAACGGTATCAGGTTTAGATGTTTATAATCAGGTTGGTGGACAATACTCATCGGCTGAAACGTCAATGGAATACTCCAACCCTGAAACAAAACTTATTGGACCTGTTGATGATACAATATTTGCACAACCATCACAAGTTTATCAAATCAGATATCCTGGTAAAGACATCAGAGTTTCAGTTAAAAATTTCCAATCTATTACTTTCACATAACAAGTTTATTTATTTTTTAATTAGATTATCATTTAGTTGTATGCTTTTAACTTTAAAAATTACGCATAAACTATTTATTAACTAAAGGAAATTAATGGGTCAATCATATAGAATAAGGACTGAGTTAGGGATTAACAAATCAATTGATGTACAACTAGACCAAGAGTTTGAGTTTTTGGAGATTTTATCTTTAAAAATTCAACAGGCAGACATTTACACAAGAAGTTGTTCTGACTATGGTGTTGTTGTTGGTAGAGTTACCGCAAATAATGGTTTTGGATTACCTAATGCTAGAGTTGCTGTGTTCATACCGATAGATAGTGTTGACCAATCAAACCCTCTAATAACAAGTATATATCCTTACAAATCTTTATCGGATAAGAATGAAGATGGTTATCGTTATAATTTATTACCTTATGAGAAATCGTATTCTACTCACGCAGCTACAGGTACATTACCAACAAGATTAGATGTTTTAACTGGGACAACTGCAATTGAAATCTACGACAAGTACTATAAGTTTACTGCAAAAACAAATGAGAGTGGTGATTATATGATAATGGGTGTTCCTTTGGGATACCAAACATTAGTTATGGATGTTGATTTATCCGACATCGGAGAATTTTCTTTAACACCTCAAGATTTAATTAGAATGGGTTTGGCCACT